TCGGGCTTAACGCGCCCTTGATACAAGATGGCATACAAGTCTCCTCCGTCAGTGTTGGTAAGAGTGGCCGTCAACTTGCCGGCGCTCTCGATAGGACGATAAATGTCTACATACAGCACGCCAGCTGTACCCTTTTTTGTGACTTCGGCGACATCGCCCTTCTCATCAGCAACTTCAAGCTTGGTGCCATTGCCAAGAAACAAGACGCCATCGTAGTTGGTTGGATCAACTTCGGTGGTGCCAGACACTAACAGCATCACTTTAACATTTTTGCTTAAATTCACTTTTACCCCTCCTTCTAGCTGGCAGCCATTTGTAGACGAACAAAGGCTTCTTCAAGCACGGGCATACCATCGGTTTCTAGACGTCCAATGAAGCCGGTTTGGTTAGTCCTGGCGTAAAGCTCAACCAGACGCTGAATTTGCATATCAAGAGCATCGGCAATCCAGTAGTAACGGAAATCACCAAGAATGGCAACGTAATTGCTTTTTGCCAAAGTGGACGGTGCATACTCAGACAAGGTGTAAGGCATATCCAAAATGCGATCCGGTGCTCCGCCGGTAATGCCGGGCTGCCACAGATACTGGCCATCGTTGTCCTTCAGCTTGCGGATCTCCGCCAAAACAAGACGGTGGAAAATCCAGCGCGCCCGAGGGTGATACTGACCTTTTAGCGCGTACTTGGCATCAATTAAGCTATCCGCCTTGATTACTGTCTTGGTGTTAGAGCCCACAACGTCACGGGAAGTAGAAATGCCATCAGCCGACGCCGTGAAGAGCCCGAGAGGCTTCTGGTTGCCGTCACCGGTCATATAAGCCTTTTCGGCGGCTACACCATGCTTATATGCCAACCTCTCACGAACAAGCTGCTCGGGGTTGATTGCAGCAATGCGAAGTAGCTTGTTGGAAACCTTCACGAGCTTAGCAAGAGGATAAGGGCGCAACTCGCGTTTACCAAAAGCAAGTTCAGACTCATCACCAGTAGCAAGCTCGGACGTCCAATCGGCATCGTCCAAATCGCTATCAAGCGTAGGTACACCAACGCTTGCAGCGGTTGTCAAAGGAATTACATTGGCAAATTGACGTAATGGCGCAATGTCATCTACCTCTTTGAGCAACTGGGCAACGAACTTTTGCGGGGCAACAATATAACCGCCGCCCACATCGTTGTCAGCTTGCATGGCGCGATATTCATCAGCAGTTAAAGCACTGGTTCCGCTAGTTACAAAGCGTTGGAAGGCAGACATATAAGCTTCACTGGCTCGATCTTCCATCTTTCCTTTGTCGTCTGTGGGCCACGGGCCTTTACCCCTTTGACTAGGCGGGTTATCTTCCAATCCAGCCTCCAGGGCGGCCTGACGTTCTTCGCGCTCAATGCGGGTGCCAAGCTTATCCACTTCTTCCATCAGGCGGTCATAGCGCTGCTCTTCCTCAGCGCTAAGATCCCGCTTTTCGACTTCTTGTAGATCAAGAATTTCGCGGGCCTCTTTGACCAGTTTTGCGCGTTCTTGGCGCATTTCAATAATCTTCATGATTTCATCTCCTTAAATTGATTTTTCCAAGAGTTCTAAACGGCGTTTGCGCATGGCCAGCGCCCGCTGGCGTTCTGCTATCTCATCGGAATTATCCTGCGCCCGCAGGTACTCCGCAAAAGAATCATATTCTTCTTGCAGGGAACGCACGTTTGTGCTTGTCCCTTCATAGGCCGGGTAGGAAACCGGGCCCATTTCACCAATTATGCTGAATGCAAAGATTTCACGAAGGTACGTTCCGTCTTTGCGTTTAGTGATTTTTTCATCCTGGGGATCAACCCCAAAAGTGAAGCTGGAACCGTCAATGTCGCCCCGCTCAATGGAAACCATTAAATCTCGGGCCCACTGTGCATCAGGAGGCACAACAACATAACGGACCCCGTGGTTATCCTCTTCAAGTTTCAATGTGCCGCTTTTAGTGCGGCCCAAAATTTTGTCACGGCTGTGATTAAAAGCTGAACGAATATCTGGGTTAGCCGCTAGGACTTGACTTGCAGCCCCGGGATGGATTATCTCGTGGAGATCATTCCAGATGCGAGTTTCTTGCCCATAGATAATGCCGTACCCGGTAATCTCAGGGACGGCATCTTGTTCACTTCTGATTTCAAGCTTTGATTGTTCAAGATCAAGCAGTCGTTTTCTAAGGTTCATTTTGCACCTCCTATACGGGTTCAATTTGACACACACACCCCTGATGTATCGGTGGGGTGAATGCAGGTTTTCTAATCAACATTGCTCCATCATCACTGGCTAAACTATCGTTTTTACCAAGGAAAGGCTGGTCAATTCCAACGATACGACCATGTAATTCTTCACAGTAGGGACAAACATCTGATCCGGTGTTAACCCAACGTAGCCTAGTGAATCCTGCCGCGGCAAAAACATGCTTTGCAATGACATTTGAAGCCTCGACAGTCTCTTTTTTCGCAACCTTTTGAGGTCTGCGCTCTTCCCATTCGGTAAGGCGCTCCTCAATCAACTCATAAACATCTTCATTTTCCTCAAGGGCCTGCCTGATTATGGCTTGCAGCTGTCCCAAACTTGCGGATGTGTAGTTTTGGGCCCAAATTTCTGCATACCCTTTCATCCATTCTTGTAGCTCGGGCGTTAATTCAACTTCAGTGCCAACTTCAGAGGCGGCCTGTGCTTGAATTGCCTCCGTGTACGTCAAAAGCACCGGCAGGAACATCTTTATCATCCAATCCGGTGCTTCTCTGTAAAATTCTTCTAACCAAACAGCGAACGACTGTTCATCGCGTTCCAGTAATCTCTTTGCCTGGCGCATTATATCTGCTTTTTCTCTGCGAACTATCCTGGTGGCAACATCTTCAAACAACCTCTCAAAGTTTCTAGCCACTTTAAGCCTCATGCCCGCTCCATTATGTTTTTTTCTTGTTTCCAAAGGCAATGTGCTACTGCGATTAATATCCTCTTGTGGTTTCGCTGACTCCCTAGCACTAACCATGTTCATAGGCACGAGATACTCGTCTCCTTGACCACCAGGCAGTAAGTTTTGATTTTCTGCCTCCCGGATATCGTTGGCGCTCATCCAACCCCATTGGCGAGCAGTTGCATAAGCTTTATAGCGGCTTTCAGTGTCACCTCGGAGGAATCCCTCAATGAGAAATTCCGCAAAATACCTTTTTCGCTCTTGGGGGGTCAAAAGCTGTGTTCTGATCGCTGATTCCCAGCGCCTAAACCAAGGTAGCAGAGTGTCTGTGACAAATTCAATGGCTTGCTGCTCAATGTTTGAGTAAGTGGAGTTTTCCATCTCCTGAATTTTATGGAGCGGCATCCGATACCACCTTGCGATATCGGCGATTTGAAATTTTCTTGTTTGAAGCATCTGCGCATCCTGCGGGGCGATGCCAACGGTCTGGAACTCCATTCCTTCCTCCAAAAGCGCAATTCTGTTCACGTTATCCAATCCAGAGTGCCTGTTTTCCCATGATTTAATCAATCTTTGACCAGCATCATCGCTTAATTTGCCGGGGTGCCTTAAATAACCACCCGGGCGAGCATTGTTTTCAAAAAACTTTGTCCCGTATTTCTCCGCATTAGCCGCTAATCCGATTGAATTTGCCCCCTGCCTGATGGGACTATAACCCACCAAGCCGTCGTAACCAAAGCCTGGAACGTGAAAAACCCTATTACTAGGTAACACAAAACCTTCATTCCCAATTACAGTACGATAAACAAGTTTTCCACCAACTCGTTCAGGCGAAGTTACATCCGGGCGAAGTGGCCATAACGCCCGCACTTCACCACCGGGGGACCAGTCAATCTCAGCATAAGCATTGCCCCAGGTCCCCAAATGACCTTGCAACGTTTCAAAAAACATGAAAGCACTCATTTCGGGATTCACCTGGTCATGCAAAACATGATACAGAGGGTGATCGTGCGCCCTTGCCTTACCCCTGTCCTGCCTTTCGTAAAGATGGCAGGGGGCTGTGGCGATGCTTTCGGCTAAAATTCTGACGCAAGCAAAAACAATTGAATTATTAAGGGCCGTAAACTCGTTAACATCACCGTGTTTTCCACCTACAAAATCTAAGAACCATTGTTCCGGATTACTGCCTTCAGTGGGTGGACTTTTTCTAAACCTTTGTTGTAAAACATTTTTTACTACGTCAAAAATGCTCAACGATTCACCCCCTCCTTATAAAATTAAAAGGCCCCGTTCTTCATAAACGGAACCTTCGTCTTCCATCCTGATTGCCACGTTCATGGCATTAATCCAAGCGACCAACAGGTCAATGCGATCCCGTGACTTGTTTTTCATTGGTTTCATATTCTCGTTACCGTCAATGTGAACCGCGATATTGCCAAAGCACCACCTGGCCACAGGATTTTTCTCGTGTGTCATGTCTCCGGCCCTGAGCAAACGCTCAAGTTCTTTCATCCCGGGGGACATGCCCGTAATTGTCTGTGGAACCTCAACGGAGTCTATGTTTGCTTTAGCTAAGCGTTGTTGCAACATTCGGCTATTCCAGGCATCAGTACAAAGATATTCAATGCGATATTGCTTAGCCAAAGCCTTAATTCTGGCCTCCACATAATCATAATCAACCATGCTGCCGCGAGTGGCGTGCAGGAATCCATCTTTGACCCAAGTATCATAAGGCACTTTGTCCCGTTTGACTCGCTCATTCATTCTTTCATCCGGAATCCAAC